GCAATCCCAAGACTGCAATAGAGGAAGCGAGTCGCTTGTTAGCGAGCCCCAAGATAGCCGCAAGGTTGGAAGCGCGATTACAGCAGATTGCACGGGCTCAACTAGCCTCAACGCTCTCTCTGAGAGACAAAGTGCTCCAGCATTGGCTCGACGCTATCGACAATGGCGAGCGTGAGAACGGATCGCTGCGCGCTAGTGAGTTAATGGCGAAACATTTGGGGATGCTTAATCAAACGGTAACGATTGAGGAAGGGCAGCAGAATAGCGCGGAGCTTTTAGAGCAGCTAGACGCGCTGCTTGAGAGCGCAGCGCACTCTGATAGTAGCGAAGGCGCGCACGAGTGCGAAAAAACGCACGAAAATGGCGCGAATGAGCAGATCCACTAGCCGGGACGCCACCCCCCCTGACGCAGACGCCTACCTGTCGTCTGTATACATAGTAAAACGCTCAAAAAATTGGCCCAAAATGCCTGAAATACTGACCTATTGACCTACTCACAGGGGTATTTTTGCCCAGAAATGCCCTAGGAGTCCCATACCCCCATATTATTTATAAAAAATTTGCCTGATATAGCAAAAAATTGTAAAAAAAAGCTGTCATACAGTGGAATTGGTCTTGTCAAGGGGGTATATTCTGTACAATCCGGGGGATATTTCTATCTCCTACGCTTATTCCCTCTCGTATATATACGCAGCTAGTATTTGCGAGCTATTAGTTAGCCTTTGGGTTTTTCTTTCATTTGAGAGGCGTAAATTTACGGTGCGGACTCATTGATTTGCGCCCATAGTGGAGAATGTTATGGCAAATAATGCGGCCCAGTTCGTAGTTGATACCTATAAAGCCGATCTTGGCGGTCTCCCCAAGACCGATGCACTGATATATTGGTCATCCAAGATTGCGAGCGGCGAAATGACTCAAGACGAGGTTAAAGCCGCGATTCAAGGATCGCCTGAAGGTATTGCCTATGCTGAAACTGGAGAGGTAGACCCGGATAGGGCGGCAGTGACGGGAACCTCTGCTGACTTTGCGAATGAGGACGGGGGAGCAGACAAGCCAGAAGCTGACAAAACCCCTAAAACGGTAACCACAAACGAAATACAGCAGTTGTACAGGCAGTATCTGGGCGGCGAAGGACAAGGAGAGTATGTTCAGAATTGGGCAGATGCTGTTAATTCTGGACAGATGACTCTGGAAGAGGCCGCACAAGCAATTCAGAACTCTCCAGAGGGACAAGCCTACGCCGCATCTATTGACCCAGCCACTGGCCTTGGAACGGTAAGCCCAGAAAGAGCGGCTTTTCTTGCAACTCAATCAGGCGCGACAGTTGGAAATCTACCCGATGATTTAGACGGAAACACAAATACAGGTTCAACCACGGCAGGCACCACCGGAGCGCAAACCAACACGGGAAATTTTAACCCCCTGATACAACAGTATTATCAGGAACTGTTCAATCGTCAGGCACAACAGCCTGGGCTTGATTATTTTGCAGGCAGACTAGGGTCGGGCGATCTGACAGAGGCCACATTGCGAGATGCCATCATCTCTGGCGCTCAAGGGTCAGACCGGCTTTATTACGATGCCTCTCAGTCAGGTGGCCCTGTATTTGACGCTACACAGGCGCTGTTCGGCAGAAGACCTGCGAGGGGAGCATACAACCCAGCAACAGGCCAGCTTGAGGGTGGTTTTGGTCAGTACAGAAGCCAGCTTGATGCGGGAGAGCTGACACCGGAACAGCTTAGGGGCAGGTTGGTACAGCTTGCCTACAACCGTGGCGAAGGTGGAGGGCAAAGCAGAGACTATCAGGCGTACCTAGATTCTCTGGGCATAGACCGATCAGGAAACCCATTCCTGCAAGATGGCGGCACCTACGCCAATGTCGCGTATGGCGCTGATCTATCTCAGTATCAACCAGACCCCGGAATGCCACCACCCCCACCGGGAGGAGGCGGGATGCCACCAATGCCACCAATGCCGCCCGGAATGCCCGGAAAAGGTGGCAGGATTCCCGGCCAATACATCACCGGCAACCAGCTTTACTCTGGACTGCCGTATGGCATGACACAGCCAATGGGTATGATGAATTTCATGCAACCCATGATGTATCAGCCGCCGCAGATGTCTGAGCAATATATGCCCAACCGTGGGTTGATGTCTGGATACTCAACAGGGTTTGGCCCCTATGGCGGCTATCGAAGACCATACGGATTTGGTGGCGGCAAAGGTGGCCCCAGAATCATGCGCCCGATGGGCGGCAAGGGCGGTTTCGGAGGCGGTTTCGGCTACTGAGATGCGCCGTAACTACCGCAAGGAATACGACAACTACCACTCCAAGCCAAAGCAGAAGAAAAACCGCGCGAAAAGGAACGCTGCGCGAGACATCATGGAGAAGTCAGGCAAAGTATCCAAGGGTGATGGCAAGGACGTAGGACACAAGAAACCACTGGCAAAAGGTGGCTCTAACAAAAAGGGCAACCTGAAGGTGGCGAGTAGATCAAAGAACAGGTCATTCAAGCGCACTAAAACAGCACGGATGGCGTAATGTCAGAGCTAATCACGCCCGAATTAGCCAAGAAGCTACAGGGCGCATCCCCAGAGGTAAGGCTTAGGGCCGCAGAGCTTCTGGAAAAGGCAAAGCAAGCCGAACAGATTGAGAAGGCGCAAAACACCTATATGGGGTTTGTGAAGCATATGTGGCCTGCATTCATTGAGGGCAGACACCACAAGATCATGGCAGAGGCGTTTGAGCGCATTGCCAGAGGCGAGTTAAAGCGCCTGATCGTAAATATGCCGCCACGACACACCAAGTCGGAGTTTGCCTCTTTCTTGTTACCAGCATGGTTCTTGGGCCAGATGCCCGAGAAGAAGATCATCCAGACGGCACACACTGCTGAGTTATCGGTTGGTTTCGGCAGAAAGGTGCGAAACCTTGTAGATTCTGAAGACTTCAAGAAGGTCTTTCCCAATCTTCAGCTAAGAGCAGACTCAAAAGCAGCGGGGCGCTGGAGCACCAACAAGAACGGCGAATACTTCGCTATCGGTGTTGGCGGTGCGGTAACAGGTAAAGGTGCCGACCTTTTGATTATTGACGATCCTCACTCGGAACAGGAGGGGCAGTCAGCAGACCCGTCAGTATTTGACCGGACGTATGACTGGTACACATCCGGGCCTCGACAGCGACTCCAGCCAGGAGGAGCTATTGTTATCGTGATGACACGCTGGCATATGCGTGATCTGACCGGCAAGATTATCAAAGCCTCTGCTCAACGGGTGGGTTCCGATGAGTGGGAGTTAATAGAGTTTCCAGCACTTATGCCTTCAGGTAAGCCCCTGTGGCCTGAGTTCTGGAGTCAAACAGAGCTTGAGGCTCTGCGGAGCGAGCTGCCCTCCCCCAAGTGGAACGCGCAGTATCAGCAAAACCCAACGTCTGAAGAAGGCGCACTGATCAAGAGAGAATGGTGGCAAAGGTGGGAACCTGACTATCCACCGCAATGTGAGTTCGTGATTCAGTCATGGGACACAGCTTTCTTGAAAACCCAACGGGCAGACTACTCTGCCTGCACAACGTGGGGCGTGTTTTATCACCCCGACGATGACGGCATATCACAGCCGAATATCATCCTATTGGATGCCTACAAAGAACGTCTGGAGTTCCCAGAGCTGAAGAAAACGGCTTACGAGATGTGGAGCGAGATGCAACCAGACGCATTTATCGTGGAAGGAAAGGCGGCAGGGATGCCGCTTATTTTTGAGCTACGGGCGATGGGGA